CGCATTTGTAACACCCGACAAAATACCACGTGGCGGTTCGACCCAACCACGGGCATAACCAACCATTCCATTTTCAATCGGATCAACTAATTTTCCATCTACTATCTTTGGTGTCAAAATTGCTGGTTTCTTGGTAGGTTCAGCTCCTACAATCTTTCCATAAAAAGGTGATTTTCCAATTTCTGATTTATAGATCGGGGGAGGACCAGCCTTACAAAGCCCCACAACCTGACAATCTTTTACCATTTTTGGTGGCATTTCATCTTCTACCACTTTTTCTTCCAAGAAAACATTTCCATGGATTTCGATCAAATCAGGCTTGAAATGATCAAGCACTTCATCAATCATATCTTTTGTGATGATGATGCCGAAACCCACAGTGCCACCGGAAATTCCAGCAGCATGAACTCCTACCAATTTTGCTTTTTGTTTTTTATCATACAGAACAATCGGGGCTCCACAAGCCCCTTTTTGAGTACCAAAATTATAACGTACACAACCCTTCGATTCATACACACTATTACGTGCATAAGTTGGACTGTTTGCATCAAATCTCGCACCACTTGCAGGTACAACATCATAACCAGTTGCATCACCAATCTGTGATACATGCATGATGTTGTCTCCTGAAGTTTCCCAATAACTAAGGCCAACAGTGCGGGTATTGGCACCATTCCATTGCATATTCGAAAAGTGTTGTGTTATCTTCCTTGATGCAAATTTTTCAATACGGATACAAACTAAGTCTTTATTCTTAAAATAAAACACATTTCGGGGACTTAATAAGGTCTCATGAGACATCCTTACAACATAAGGGTTATCCCGACTTGCTGCCCTTTTAATTAATATGTCAACAGGCTCAAGTTTACTCTTAATTATCATTGCTTCATAAATGTGATGATTCGTAATAACTAATTCACCACCAATAGCCAAACCCATACCAAGATCGACACCATTCGCGCTTTCAAACCTCAAAACACTACTGTTTATCAATGATTTAGCAAGAGAACTTGCATTATCATCCAGCATTTGAGTCTCAGCAACTATGGCAGTGGTAGTTGAATCCGTTTTGCGTGAATACCTGAACCAAGCCAACAAAGCAACTGGAACAAGCACAGACAAAACAGACATCAACTTTGGATGACCAGATAAAAGATGAATCAACATACACTTTGCTGCATTATACATAATTGAAATCATATCCATAGCATTATAAGCAACCTCTTTTGCCATGTTACGAACTCGCTCGACGACAGAGGGTATTTTATGTAATGGCAAAAAACCATTAACCCATTGATAAATTTTTCCTTGTTTATCTCTAGCCCAATCTCCACCTTCATTCAAATATTTGATTGCAGCAATTTGATATTGCACAATCTCAAATTCACAGGTAAGATCCAAGGGCCGCTTTTCAAGTCCATTATCACTAACAGTGATATCTGAATCATATATGCATTGTGGCCTGTCCAGCAGGACACGGAAAAATGAACTCAAGGAACGAGAACAACATTTGCAATGCCATTTTGTAAACAATAATTCCTCATATAATTCAACCATTTCACCAATGTCGCCCTTACCATGTTGTAAACACACTTCTGCAAAAGCTTCATTACATGTTGAAAATGGTT